ACTCTAGAATACAAAGACCCGCTCCCTCTCCATCTCCGAGGCTATCGGTGATTTACGAGTAAGAGCGGGCTCGTCCGTTATTGTCAAGCTCGACCTTGGCGACATTGCTATCCAGAGCTACTTACTCGTGGAAAAGGTGACGCACAAGTTCAAGCAGAATCAGCACCTAATGGACCTGAAATTGCGAGGTGGTACGTTTGTCACTTGATATGACCGCCTTTTTAGGCGATGTAAAACGCGCCGCCGTCGAGGCTGTTAATGCCGGCAAGCCTTTTGCTTTTACCCTTGGAAAAGTGACGAGTATCTCGCCGCTGAAAGTACAGGTAGACCAAAAGCTAGAGCTTACCGCAGCGCAGCTTATTCTGACAAACGCGGTGCGAGACTATACCGTCCGAATGACGGTAGACCATGAAACCGAAGAGACCTCCGGCGGCAGCGGCGACTCTGCTTTTTCGAGTCATAAGCATGCTTACAAGGGCACAAAAGCCTATCGCGTTCACTTGGCCTTAAAGGTCGGCGAACAGGTTATAATGCTCCGAACAGACGGAGGTCAAAAGTTTATTATCTTAGACAGAGTGGAGGCGCCAGCATGATTAGTATGACACCTGCTGTTGAAACCGACCTTTTAACGCTTGAGGTCGAAGTTCAGCCGAGCCTTACTTACGCTCTGGATATTGAGTCCGGAAGAATCCGCGGCATGGTTGATAACCTTGAATCTGTGAGACAGGCCATTTACCTGATTCTCAGTACAGAGCGCTTCGCCTACCTGATTTATTCGTGGAATTATGGCGTAGAGCTTAGAGAGCTTATCGGTCAGCCTAAAGAGTACGCGCTCCCTGAAATTAAGCGTTGCATTACAGAGGCCCTCCTGCAGGACGACCGAATTACTGCGGTGGACGGCTTCGAGTTTGAGACCGGAAAGAAGACCGTGCACGTAACTTTTACGGCGCACACTATTTTCGGCGATATTGAATCGGAGGTGGAAATCTAATGTACGAGGCTAAAACGTATGAAGCTCTTTTGCAGGAAAAACTTGCAAGAGTAGCGTCTACGCTTGATAAGCGAGAAGGCTCTATCATCTTCGACGCGTTAGCTCCTAATTCCATTGAGAGCGCTATGATTTATGTAGCGCTTGATACTATCCTCAACGAGACCTTTGCGGATACGGCAAGTCGTGACTACCTGATTAAGCGTTGCGCTGAGCGAGGTATTTACCCCCATGCCGCAAATGCCGCTGTAGGTATCGGCGAGTTTAGTATGGACATTCCTATCGGCTCCCGTTTCTCTTGTGATAAGTATAACTGGGTAGCGACCGAGCGAGTTGGGGATGGCCAGTATTATATGACCTGTGAAACCGCAGGCGCTGACCCTAACGGGTATGTCGGTCTGCTCATTCCTATTGAGTATATTGACGGTCTTGCTTCTGCTGAGCTAACGGCAATCGTTATTAACGGCGAAGACGAAGAAAGTACCGAGGCTTTGAGACTGAGATACCTGAACAGCTTTGCAAATCAGACCTACAGCTTCAACAAGGCGCAGTATATTGAGGTCACGGAAGCACTTCCGGGCGTCGGCGGCTGCAAGCCTTACCGCGCATGGAATGGCCCCGGCACAGTTAAGCTCGTTATCACAGACAGCGACTACGGCCCTCCCTCTCTCGAGTTGGTAGATTCTGTCCAGACGGCTATCGACCCGACGCAGAACACCGGTGAGGGTATCGGCCTTGCACCTATCGACCACGAGGTTACCGTAGTCGGCGTGGAAGGTACGACTATCGATATTGAAACGACTCTTACCTTTGCGGACGGCTGGGAGCTTGCAGACTGCTTACCGTATATCCAGCAGGCGATTGACGCTTACTTTTACGACCTCAACTCTACTTGGAGTAAAGAGGCTAATTTGCTGGTACGCGTATCTCAGATTGAGTCTCGCTTGCTGGCATTGGACGGTATTGTGGATATTGCGGGAACAACGCTTAACGCGCAGACCGGTAACGTGACTCTTGCCGCTGACGCTGTAGCGGTAAGGGGGTCGTTCATCAATGACTAATTTTAATAACATCAGAACGATTGACCTCAAGAGCTATCTGCCGGAAGTATTAAAGGACGTTACCGAAATGCGGGCCATTATGGACGCAGAGACGCCCGAAGTACAAGCTATCTGGCAGGCCTGCGAGGACTGCATGAATGACCAGTTTATATTGGAGGCAACGGAGCTCGGTATTGCTCGGCGTGAGAAAATGCTGAGCATTACACCCTTTGCCACCGATACACTGGACGACCGCCGCTTTAGACTGCTTACTCGATATAACGAAAATATCCCGTATACGAGAAAAGGCCTTGCTTCTATGCTTGAGTCCTTATGCGGAGTCGGCGGTTATGCGCTGACAATTCAAACTGCGATTTTCACGGTTAACGTTAAGGTCGCGCTTACCGCTAAAAAGCAAGAGGCGATTATCGCAGACTTGCTTGAGCGCGTTTTACCGTATGAAATGGTTTTTACAGTTGAATTGCTTTATAACACGTGGGCGAAAGTCCTCCCTTATACGTGGGGAGAGCTGAGTGCTATTACGTGGAAACATGTAAAAGAGGAGGTTTTACCTTAAATGGCTACTTACACAGATAAGTATAGACTCAAAAAGCCGGGCGCTGAGGACTTCGCCGACATTGCCGACATTAACGCCAATATGGATAAGATTGACGAGACTCTCGGCAATAAGGCAGACCTTGACGAATCCGGTAAAGTTCCTACCGAGCAGCTTCCCGACTTGGGCTCTGACCTTGAGCTCGGCGAAACAGCGGAGAGTGCCTACCGGGGCGACCGCGGCAAAATCGCTTATGACCATAGCCAGACAAAAAGCGGAAATCCGCATGGGACGGCTGCGCAAGACATCGGCTATACCGATAACGAAGAGCTCGGCGCAGACAATGTTCAAGACGCTATTGATGCCACTGCGCGAATTGCAAAGTCTGCCCAGAAGGACGCAAGTGCTGCGCTTGAAGCAATTACCAAAATTGCGAACACTATCAACGCCGTACCTACCCAGAGCGGCAGCTTGACCTATACAGGCTCCGCGCAGTCTCCTTCGTGGAACAGCTACGACGCTACAGTTATGACTATCGGTGGCACAACTTCTGGCACTAACGCGGGAACATATACCGCAACCTTTACGCCGAAGGACGGTTACCAGTGGTACGACGGCACGACTGAGGCTAAGTCCGTAACGTGGAGTATCGGTAGAGCAAGCCTTACCGTACCTACTCAGAGCGGCAGTCTGACTTATACAGGCTCCGCGCAGTCTCCTTCATGGAGTAATTACGACAGCGCAAAGATGACGCTCGGTGGTACTACTTCCGGTACTAACGCCGGCAGCTATAACGCAACCTTTACTCCGGGCGCTAACTATCGTTGGCCTGACGGTACAACTACCGCGAAGACTGTCGCATGGACGATTGGAAAAGCGGCGGGCTCCTTGAGTATCTCGCCTACAAGCCTGACAATTACCGGCGCAGTCGGTACGACAAAAACGATTGCTGTTACCCGTACAGGTGACGGTGCAATTTCCGCTGTCTCTGGTAATACCGGCGTGGCTACGGTCAGCGTAAGCGGTACGACTATCACTGTTACCTTGAAGGGTAACGGCTCTGCGACAATTACCGTGTCTGTTGCTGCCGGTACTAATCATACTGCACCTGCAAACAAGACCTGCGCAGTTACCGGTACAACGATTAGCTCAACTCTTGCAGATAACAGCTGGGAGACGATTGCGTCCGTATCCGAGGCAGGTACTTGGGACGATGTAGGCTGGAGCGTAGGCGATGAGATTGATATTACCGTCTCTGGTGAAAAACTGACTCTCGTTATTATGGGCTTTAGTCATGACGATAAGGCTGACGGCTCCGGCAAGGCAGGTATTACCTTCGGTATGAAAAACCTGATGGCTTCTACTCGTCAGATGAACAGCTCTAATACAAACAGCGGCGGCTTTACCGGGTCTGCTATGTATACTTGGTTGACCGGTACGCTGCTTCCTGCTCTGCCTTCCGACT